GTTCTCATTCGCCAGCGCGACACGCTGCTTGCCCTTATCGCCGCCGCATAACCCCCCAACAAAGGAGACACCTTCATGACCATCGCATTGCCCATTGATTCCTCTGATTGCCTTGCAGGTCACGGAGCCGCCCAGATTCTAGCGGAACGTGCGGTTTGCGCATTCTGGCTGCATAGCCGGGACGAACATGCAGCATTGTTTATGATCAATCAGGTTCATATCGAATTTGCCAAGCTCGCCGACGAGCTTGGATATGACGTGACGCGCCGTGAGCCTGCCGCCGATACGCCGAGCGATGTGGCGGCATGAACATCACCCGCACCCCGCCCCCCGCATACCCCGCCGCCAGCTACATCGCGCACGCGGTTTATGACCTGCCGAGCAAATCGTCTTGGGGTTCCCTGATCGACGGCCCCGCCACCTGGCGGGAACTCGTTGACGCCATAGCCGCGCACTTTGACGCCCGCCCCGACGCTACCCGGCTGCGCGTATGGCACATGCAGGATGGTCGCGCACCGATGGAAGTGACCGACGATTTTATCGACGCAATGGATTGGCCTGAGGCAGAATGGGATGCCGACGAATACGGCGATTGGAAATACGCGCAGGCGCGTGATCTGCGGATGGATATGGAGCGTGCGCGATGACCCGCCGCGAACTGCCCTATTTTGCCAACGTGCGCGATGGCGAGCTGATGCGGATTGCCGCGCGCGTGACGATCCGCGACGTGATGGGCCTGGTGGCTGTGTTCGCGCTGCCAGTGATGGTGCTGGCGATATGACCACGCGCGCCGCTATCCCGACTCTCACCGCGGCGACCCGCCAAGCCATTTCCGACTGGCTGGCAAGCGGATACGCGGTCACGGTCAAGCCTAATGGCGAGTTGATCGTGACCCCCGCCAAGGCCAATAACCAAGACCCGTTTGACACAGTGGACTTCGCAAGCAAATGAAACGCCAGCTTCCGGCCCATGTGTATGAAAAGAAGGGCGTGCTGTATTTCCAGCGCCGGGGATACACCACGACCCGCATGTCGCATGTGCCCGGAACCCCCGAGTTTCACGCCGAATACGCGCGGATGCTTTCGGGCGAGCGCCCAATCTATGCTGGCCCGCGCACCTTTGCCGCCCTCGTCGCGGATTACGTCGCCAGCCACAAATACCGGGGCCTGAGCATCCGCACGGCGCAGGACTACGACCGGGTGCTTTCATGGGTGAAGGAAAAGATTGGCCCGCTGCCGGTTGACCGGATGCAGCGCAAGGACGTGATCCGGGCGCAGTCGATGAACGCGGACAGGCAGCGCTTTGCCAATTATATCGTGCAGGTGCTGCGGATCTTGTTTGAACATGCGATTGATTTGGGATGGCGCACAGAGAACCCGGCCAAGGGCGTTAGCCTACTTAAATCCACCGGCCCGAAGCGCGAGGCTTGGCCCGCTGGCATGGTTGACGCATACCGGGCGGCGGCGACCGGGCGCGCGCTGCTGATCTTTGAATTGTGCATCGGCACCGGCCAGCGCATCGGCGACGTGCTTCGTATGCGCTGGAACGACATTGATGATGGCGCGATTATTCTGACGCAAGGCAAGACGGGGCAGAAGCTGGCTGTGCCGATTACGCCGCGCCTTGCGGCCACTCTGGACGCCACCGCGCGCATCGGCCTGACGATCTGCGCATGGGGGCCAGCGGGCAAGCCGACGCGCTACCACACCGCCGCCAACATGGTTTTGACGATCCGCCGCCAGATCGGCGCAGAGGCTTACGACATTCATTCGCTACGCTACACGACCGCCGCCGAATTGGCCGAGGCCGGTTGCAGCGACGAGTTGATCATGGCCGTGACGGGCCACAAGACGATGGCGATGGTCGCCAAATACGCCGGGGTGTCGCGACAGAGGTCGCGTGCGAAAGAGGCGCAGGACCGGCGCAAATAGGCTCTCAACATTCCTGATCTGTTCCCGCAATATCAAAGGGTTTTCTCAATGAAAAACACAACAAAAACAAAGGACTTGGGCACGGATTGCAAATCCGTGAAGATCGGTTCGATTCCGATACCCGCCTCCAACAAAAACAAAGACTTAGCCGCCAAAGGCTGGCAAGGCGAAAAAGCCTCTCAACAAATCTCTCAACATTCCGCTTTCGTTCCCGAGTCGTTTCGGGGTGCGCCGCGCAGCCATTACCAAGAGATTGCAGACGCGCAGGCCGAGCGTGACGCGCGTTGGCTGGATCTGATCGAATCGGGCGCATACCGCGAGCAGGTGCTGCCGCCTGAGCCTGACGACAAGACGTCCGCCGATAGCCCCTATGCGGGGTCATGGGTGCTTGGGTGAGTGATGGCCGGTATCTGCATTAGCGGCATTTTGCTGATCTTGCTGGCGGTGCGGGGATGACCGCCCGCACCATCATCACCGCGCGCCTTGGCCGACCGCTTGGCCCGTTGGCAACCATGCCCCGCGATCTGCGCCGGGCGCTGTATCTGCTGGCACTGCAATTGAACGGGAGAACGACATGAGCGATGCACAGAATCTATTGCCCTGCCCTTTTTGCGGAGCGATTGAAATGCTCAGGCATGTCGGCGCTGAACCTGGCACCGGGTGGGGTTTCGTGAGGTGCGATTATTGCGATGCAGAAGGCCCCGACGTGGACCTTTTCCCCGGCGGATGGAACGCCCGCGCTGCATCCCCTGAGTTGACCGCCGTGCTTGCGCGTGAGGCGGCGCTGCGTGAAGCGGTGCAACCAGTTTTCGACGCATGGGCCTTCGCAGTAAAGGCGACCGAAACTTACAACGAAAAATTAGCGGCTGTTCAGGTAAAGCGTCAGGCTGATGATTGGTCTGAAAATGTAGCGCGTGAGTATGAAGCTATGCAAGACGCCAAAAGGGCCTTTGCTGCCGCTTCTCAGCAGTTTGCCGCCGCGCTGGCGGTGCAGGAATGAGCGACACCAGCCCAGAGGCGGTTGAGCAGATCGCGGCTGCGCCATGGTGCTATGCCTCCGAGGATATAAGCGCCGCCCTTCGCGCCATGATGGCGGAACGCGACGCGGCCCGTGTGGCGCTGGCCGAAACAGAGGCGCTTGAAATGCAGCACGGTGCGGTTGTTGCAAGGTTGATGGCCGAGCGTGATGGGGCTGTGCGGGCTGAGCGGGAACGTTGCGCGCAGATTGCTGACCCTTGGGAACCAGACACGCCGAGTGCAAATAAATCCCGAGAATACATCGCCGCAGCCATCAGAAAAGGACCGACGCCATGACCATGCGAGATCTCGACCCTGACTATGCCCGCGCGGTTGTCTGCGGCGTGATACTGCAAATCGAGTGCCCCACATGCAATCATTGCCAGGGCGACCCATGCGAACTGCCGGAGGATTGTGGCGGAACTCATTGGACGCTGGATAGCGAGGATCGGTATCGAGAGTGCGATGCTTGCGGGCAGTTGCTTGATTGCGGGCTTTCCGCTGAAATAAAAGGGGATTGGTGATATGACCATGCGAGACCAGATTGCCTCTATCATCGCCGACGCCGCCGAGGACGGGCTGGACGCCGCAGACGTGGCGGGGATCATCCTTGCCGCGCTGCCGGGAATGGTTCCCGATCTGGTGTGGAAAGATGAAAGCAGAGGGATTTTATCAAGCAGTGCGGCAACCATTAACGGAAAATATCACGTTGCTTTTGACGATGGAGTTGGCGCTTGGTATGCGTCTCTTGAAATTGGTGATCATGAAAATCCCATACTGATTGAACCACTGGACGTTGACACATTTTCAGCCGCCAAGGCCGCAGCCAAAGCACACAACCGCGCCGCCGTGTGCAAGGCTATGGGGCTGCACATGATTGAGGCGCATCCATGACCGCGCCCCTAGACCGGCCCCCACGGCAAGCCCATCTTGCGTATCTTGTCCAGCACGCCGCGCTCGGTGCGGTTCAACTCGTCCGCGATTGCCGAGACGTGCGAGCCGTTTTCGACCATCTGGCGCAGGTCGGCAACGTCTTCGTCAGACCACCGCGCAGCAGTCATGGGGCGCGTATGCACCGGCAACTGCACCACCGGAATGTCCAGCTTTTCCGGCATGTAGTAGCCAAAGCAATACTCGACGCAGATCTTGATGTCAGACTTTTTGCGGATGCGGCTGATCAAGACGCGCACACTCATTTGACTTGTG